TTGTCTTGCATACTCTTCTAGTGGCACACGCAATTTTTTAGCGATTGCTACCTGTGAGGATGTGAGTTTCACAGTTTTGCGACCAGTCTTTGAACTACGCGTTGCAGAGGCAACGTTTTGTGTAGGTTTACTAGTCTGTTGTTCTACCTTACCAAATTTCTGGGGGAATTCAAGTCTTATTCTCTTATCAATTTCTGCATAATAAGAATCTGATTTTGGATCATACCCTTCTTCTTCAGTAAGCTTCCTGTGTAGATCAAAAGCTGTGTAGGTCATGGCATTATCTTTGCCAAACCATTCATTTTTATCCGCCCAATCCTCTGCTTTTGGATCTGGTGACGGTGTTGGTTGAGTTGGATATTGAGCTGCAGGTCCTTGCTTTCTTGTTTTTTCTTTCGCAGTTTCTTCCATCTGCTGTCTGCTCTTCATTTCTGCAAGTTTAGCTTGCTCATATCCTAACTGAGAGATTGCGGTTAAGGCTTCCACTTCAGCTTTTTTATCATCAGTTTCACGTGAAGTTGATAATTTAGCTTGGGCTGCTGCAAGGGAAGATTGAATTCTTCCTTCCATTTCAGAAGTATATCCGTGATCTAAATCAGTTGCCTGTCTTCCAAGCTCATCTCTTTCTCTCATAACACGTCTAGCATAAGAAACAGCTTCTTCTTTTTGTCTCTCTGCTTCACGCATTTTTTTAGTAAGTTTAGCAATACGTTTTTGAACGCCTTCGCTATACTCTTCCATTTCTTTCTTTTGTTCTGTAGGTTGTGCTTCTTTTACTTCTTCTTTTTCTTCTGATTTGCTATCCTGAACATCAGGCTGCTTATCAGATTCCGTAGATGTATCAACGGACTGGTCACTGTCTTGAGTAGTTTCATCTTTAATTGCTCCTCCTTCAGCTTTTTTTTCTAAATCGATTTCAGTTGCTTTTTCATCAGCTTCACCGACATCAATTAACTTATTTGTTTTTTCTTCATTTACTTGCTCTGGCATAGTTCCTCCCTATGTTTATATTTCGTGGAATATATCTTCAGGGTTTTCCACGGTCGCTAGAACTTCATCATCATTCAAAAGTCTAACTTCACCCCCATCTATTTTAATTCTAGATCCGGCATATCTAGCAAAAACAACCCAACTTCCTTTTTTACACCAAGGTCCATCGGGGTATCTTTTTTTATCTTTATATGCATCCGGTCCGACAGCTAAAACGAGTCCACAAGTTGATGCTACTTGAGCACGTTCTACAACGTCATCGGTTATAATAATTCCACCTTTAGTTTTCTCTTTCATTTTAAAAGGTAAAACTAAAAGTCTCCATCCCGTTGGTACAGGTAATTTTGCTGATTCCGATGTTAAATCTTTTTCTTTTTTGGAAGGTCTAACTCCAACTAATTCCTTATTTGGAAGTTGGATTTTTTGGGTTCCCTTTGATACTGATAACTGTTCCGTCACTATTTTTTTGCTCCTTTTTTTCAAGCAGGGTGGATATTTCCTGACTCAGATACTGATATGTTCGTATCTGTCCTAACATATACTGATATTTCTCCATATTGTCAATACCACCTGAAACCATGGCTGCAACAACATCGTCGTGACGCATTTTGATAATTCTTCTAATCTTGTCTACAAATACAAAATCTTCCATTACTTTTTTCTCCTTTTTGCTTTTTTCTTCTTTTTAACTGGTTTACTTCCATAAGCTTTTGTCCATTCACGCGCAATCTTGGGCTCATTCTTCCATAGATAGCGTCTTTGTTTTTCTGATTTAAAAGGCATTATATTTCTTCCCTTGGAACATGATAATCTTTTAAAACAGATAATTTCTCTTCAGCACTTGCAATTTTATGTAATTGACAATCTAATTCTTTTTGATGATTAAGATGCTCGCTAACAGCCACAGGATTTTCAAAAAGTAATTTAATTACCGCGTCCGCTGCTGCGATGTCGGCTTCGTACTGTTTTTCTAACGCGTCGATTAAGACTTGTTTCATTAAGATGCTTTTTCTAAGTTAACTGCATTTGGACCTTTAGGTCCTTCTTCAACTTCGAAACTTACTGCCTGACCTTCGTCAAGACGATCTATGCCTGCTTTTCTTAAAGCAGATACATGTATAAACACATCTTTTTCTTTATCATCTCTGGCAATAAAACCAAAACCTTTGGTGCCGTTAAACCATTTTACTTTTCCGTTTATACTCATTAAGACGCTTTTCTTTCTCTTCCCATTTTTTTAAATGTTTTAGCTAATGCTTTAGCTCTTCCTGTACAGCCTTTTTTAGTAATCGGTGTACATTTTCCTTCTGTACCTCTTCTCTTGATTGAAGCAGTTGCTTTTTGAATCCAACCACCTTTTTTATAGCCTCTATTTAATTCGCCATGAACTCTACTTATTTCAGCTCTTCTATTTGGATTTGATGGTTTAGCTTCAACACGACCTAATTCCTCTAAAAGATTAGTACGTCCGCCGCCATAATATCTAGCTCTTCCACCTTTAGCATAAACACTTCTTTTAGTTTTTCTTGGATTATGTGAAGTTGAATCGAAATATTGAGGCACTGGATTATCTATTTATTTTTCCTGATTTTTTAGCAGCCGAACCCCATTTTCCATAGGACTCATCTCGACTTGCTTTTAATTGTGCTGGTGTTCTTTTCTTTTTAATTCTCATTGCAATGGATTCATCTTTTCTATCTGTGTATCCTTGCTTCTTAGCTTTGCCACCTTTTTTCATTCCTGAAGAATATGGAAATCTAACATTACTTCTTACGCCATTTTGTCTCATTATTTTTTCCCCTTCATTAATGCTCTACCGAAACCACGTTTTGCAATTCCAGTAACTCTTCCACCTTTTTTAAAAAGGTATGGAGCGGGATCAACACCTCTTTGATCCTGATTCCATACTTTTGGCGGTATATACATCTCAGAACCTTTATCAGCTTCTGCAGCAGCAATTCCGGCATCGATAAGTCTGTTTCTTTTAAGTTTAGCTCTAACTAGTGCATCTACACCACCTATTGGATTAGTAGAAGCAATTCCTTTTCTTCCTAATTTTGTAGCACCATAAAGTGCCCCACCTATCAAAGCAGCTTTGCCAGCTTTCTTTAAAAATTTTTTTAATTTCTTACTCGCCATAGTGTCTCCTTATATTGTTTTTAATAATGCATGTCTAGTTTATTTTTTACCGCCACGAAATATTTGTGTGCCCTTTATACCAAAAATGCTGGCACATACAAGTATCCATAAATTTGTAAACCATGACGGAAGCGCCTGGAAATGTTCAAAAAACACTTTTATCTTGGTCATAGCGGCCGGATCGTCCGACCAAACCCCCCAGGCCAAAATTATTATGGGGAGTGTGAGAATCGCTAAAACGACCTCGTCCTTATAGTCGTTTTGCCGGGCCTCTAAAAGCTTGCCCTGGTATTGCTCTTCGCCACGCGCCATCTTAGCTGCATGCATGTGTTGTGCATCCGCCATAGCCATCTTTGTCTCTTGACGCTTTTTATAAATGTGTGAACCAGCGTTAAGCGCTAGTTTAATAGCACTGAACCACATACTAGAACCAAGTTGCTGTTTTATTTTTAGATTTCAGCATTGCTCCAGTACCTTGAACCTTAACTTTGGTTCCTACGCCTATTTTGCTAGGTACACTATCTGCGTTAGTAATGATTTCAGATCGAGGGTCATTATGACTAGTATCAAGTTGTGGCTTGTACTTTTTTCCTCCTTCTGGAACTCCTACCATTGTTTTTGCCATATTTTTCTCCTTATTAATTACTATACTATCTTCGTGGGCCTTTCAAGATCTTAACATCTTTTTGTTTCATATAATCTTGTTTCAATTTAACAGCATTTGACATCTCTTGTTTAACTAAAGATGTCTCTGCTCTTAATTCAGCCAGGTCTTCGTTCTGGTCTAATTTCTCATCAAATTGTTGTTGACCCATTAATTGCTTAGATTTATCTAAATTAAGTTTTTCTTGACCTTCTTCTCGTTTTCTTTGGTCATCCATAGCTCTTAAATCTAGTTCTCTTGCTTTTAATTTAGCAATTGGATCATTTCCGAATTGACCCATGATTTTTAACTCTTCGTCTTTGAATTCTTGCATCATTTCAGCGATTAAAGTTGCTTTTCTAGCTTCAACTTTCATCGAAATCTGCATGAGCTGTTGTTGAAACTGTGGATTCTGCTGCATTTGAGGATTTTGCTGTGCCATTTGTTGCATTTGTTGTAATTGCATCATTTCTTCTCTAAACTCTACTTCAACTTGCTCTTGAGCCATCATTGAAATGTGTTCAAAGCAGTTTTTTTCTAAAGCACCTAGAATCATTGGATTATTTCGAGCTAGATTAGAAGACATAAAATTTAAATGCGAAGTTATATGTGCTTGGTGGTTCTGACCTTTAAAAGCTTGGAAAGGTTTTGAAGATAAAGCCATAATATTCTCTACTGCAGGGTCTAAAGGTGTTGGCTGCGGTGGAGGAGGTAAAATCTTATCAATTTCTTTCACTCCAATTGCACTATACATAGAATAAAATGCTTCGTATAAATTATGCAATTGTGGATTAGCCATTGCTAATTGTAATTCTGTTTGCGCCATAGAAATTCTTTGAGATTGAGAAAAAATATTTGGATCTGCAATTGGAAGAATATCTACTTTGTCATCAAAGTCTGTAACTTTTACATTTCGTTGTGCTCCTACTACATCGTAAGGATACTCAGGAGGTAAATAAGTTTTAAATACGCCCGCTAACAATTGAAACTCTTGTTTAAGCGCCACAAACAATCGTTTATGGATGGCTGACATGACTCTTGAACCACGTTCTAAGAGAGCAATGGTCGTTCCAACAGCGGCCTGCTGGTTGCCGTCCCCGACCTGCATGTCAGCTATGGCGGCAAATCTTTGTCCTGCTTGGACAACAATTCCCATCAAAGACAATAAAGTCTGTGATGGTTCTTTGAAAGGTAAAGTCATAAAAGCATCCTTGATGTTTCCACCAGGTGCATCTACATCTCTAAATTCGCCGGGCTGTATTGCTTGGGCCTCGTCTCTTACACGTATTCCTCTTTGTTTAAAACCTGCAGGAAGATTACTTAAAGTTCCTGCATCTAATAATTGACGAAGAGCAGTTGTTGCTGTTCTTGATAAACCGCCAATCATGTGGATTAAACCAAAACCATAAAAACCCATTCCAGGTAAAAATCTAAAATGAACAAAATATTGTATTTTTAATTTTTTAGGATCCGCAGCGTTGTAGTTTCGTCTGATTGATAAAACTTCTCTGGATCCTTCTTCTATTGTCACGATATAAGGAAGTTTAATTCCTGTGGGCTCTCCGTTTTTCATATCTTCAAACCCATCTATATCTAGATTCACGTGACACTCAAGAAGGGTAAAGACATCTTCGTCTCTTGTTTTTTTAATTCCTTCTAGAGCTCTTTCTTTTTTTTCAACTTCAGTTTCCTGATCATAGCCTGGTTTCAATTCTATATCTCTATAAAAACCAGCTACCTGTTGTTTTCTTAAATCATTCTCTGACATTTTAAGAACATGTATAACCGCCTCCGCATCAGCTAATGAGGTAGCTGTATACGGGACAATTAAATCGTCAGCTTGGATAAATTTAGATACAGCTCTTCCTAAAAGTTCATCGTAATAAACTTTTTTGAAAGCTGAACCTGCTAACGGTAGATAAAAGAGCATTTGATCGAACTCTGGTTCGTACTCTTTCATAACATCCATGATTTGATAATTCATGAAATTTTTAACTCGATTAGACTGTTCTTCTTTTTGTCTGCTCGATCTTCCTAAAATCTGAGTTCTAACTGGACCCATCGCAGGAAGTAATTCTTTATAAGCTTGCGCTTGAAACTGTGTTACCGCTTCTGCAAGAACGGGGTGAGTTGCACCTGAAGCTCCTTGAAATGGTTGAGTTGGATTTACATATTTAAATCCTAATAAATCTAAACCTTTAGTATAAGTATCTTCCCACTCTTTACGGGAAGTTTTATACTGCATATAGTTTTCATTTAAAGTCGAACCAATTGGTCCTAAAACATCGTCTGGAAGTAATTCAGCTATATTAGCAAAATGATCTTGAGTCATCTGTTGTTCAGACGCTGGATCGAAATTAATTTCCGCTCCGCCTTCTTCGTCCATAATAACTTCAGCGCCATCCGGTGTTACTTCAGATAATTTATCTTCTTCAGTTACAACGATGTCTTCTTTAGGTAATACGACTTCCTGGTCTACGTTCGGTAGAGCCTTGTCTATGTTGTCTTTGTCTGCCATTAATTTTCTCCGAGGTTAACACACTTTTAACTTGTTTTAAAGGGATATTCAACCCTTGTGGATCAGGTCCTTTTACAGGTGGAAGTTCCTTCCATTTCACATGCTTCATGTTTTTGGTTAATGTCTTATTTATCATACATTTAGAATCTGTGCGAGACCTCCATCTTTCAAACCTCTTTTACCAATAGCTTTATAAAAGTTAGTAATAAAAGTTTGTAAGTAATCTGTTTCTGCTCCTCGTAGGGCACGTTTAGGAACAACAAGTCCATATCCTCTTTGGCCCCTATCTTCAACGTTATGTAATTTTTTACTAAGTTTTTCAGCTATTTTTAATTCTTTAGGAGATAAAACAAGTTTTTTAATCCGACCTGGTTCTGCTACTCCAGCATATAGTCTTGCACCTTTAGGATTACGTGTAAACCATCTTCCCGTTGCTCCAAGCCTCAAAGGATTATTAGATTGTCCCCCTGTTCCTGGACCATACATCCACTTAGCCATATCTTCTAAACGTGCTTTAGGTTTCCATGGCTCTCCACGATACACGGCAATGCCTTTAGGTTTTTTTATAAGATCAAATATTTTTTTTCCCAGTCGAGGATTTCTCGCAGCCATTCGAGCAGCTAAACTTGCTATTCCTATCATAATTAATCCTCGTCTTTATTTCTATTTTTCCATTTATCATAGCCCCACATTCCACCACTAATTGCCAGACCTGGCAAACCAAATTTACTGGATACCATTCTCAGGGCTGCAGGACTCATCCCCATTCTTAAGGCTCTTAACAACATTGGATTCTTAATTCCTTTAGATGCCGCTTCATATCCAGAGCTCATGAACGCAGGTCCCATCCAATGCAAAGGATCAGTTGCAATATCTCCCCATTCAGTTTCTCCTTTTCTTTGAGCCGCAATGTCCATGGGTAATGTTGCTGCTACTGCTAAAGGAGAAAAAGTTGCTCCTAAAGCTTTTCCTAAAACTCCTTTTATACCTAGAGCGGCTCGAGTTTTGCCTACTCCTGGTATAGGTCCTGTTGGTCCTACTCCTCTTCGTGTTTTATACAATTCTCCGGCACCAGGAATCGCGCCTGCAGCTGTTGCTGCTCCCAACGCTGGCATTTGCCATTTTAAAATTTCTTCATCAACTTTTGGTTTTTCTCCTTCAATTGTTGCAAGGAGCATTCCTTTCATTTGATTTTCGTTTGTTAAATAAGTTGAAGGGTCGTCTGCTACAAATTGTTTTACTAATGGTTCTATACCTGCACCTACTGCAGCAAGTGCTGCAAACGGCGCAGCTCTCGCGCCTCCTCTACCCAATATTCCTAAAAATCCTTTAGCCGCGTTTTGAAACTTAGGGAGAATTCCTTCGGTTTTAGTTATTTGTTGTAAAGTTCCTTTTGGATTTGTTTCCATTGCTGCAGTCATTTCACCAGCGCAACCTCCCTGAAACCCTATTCGACCGCCATCTGCACTATAAGCAATTCTTCCTTTAAAAATACCACAAACATTTCCAATATTATTTTTTGCAGCTTCAATAATAGTGTTTCGAACATTACTTTCCCAAAAAGGTTTGGCTTTTTTAACGTCAACATAAAAGCCCCTCTCTTTTACAAACTGGCCAATATCTAGTCCCGCTTTTTTCCATCTTGCCAATTTTTCTGGAGAATAAATTTTTGGGTCAATTGTTTTACCAACTTTAATTTCAGCTAAATTTAATTGTTTTATTTGAGACTTAGTAAAACCCTCAGCTAATAAATTCTTAGCGGTCGCTTTTTGTGTGTCTAGTAATTTATCGGCTGCTGCTATAGCTTCAGCTTTTTTACCTTCTGCAAGGAAACCTTGAACCTCCCCTAATCTTTGAGAAAACTGACCTTGATAACTCGCCAAGGCTTCTTTATTAATTTTAGCGGAAGTTGCATCTATAAATACACTAAAAGGCCGTATTCCTTTAGACTCACCGGCACTTAAACTAATTACTTCATTAATATTATAAGGAATTTTTTCACCGTCTTTTAATCTCATG